TTATCAGTAAACAAGACGTAAAGGATATAGGTAAATGATTATTAATATAGGTGATACAATACGTGACAGTAGAGGACGTGAAGGCGAGATCGTAAACATCGGAATCGCTACAGAGAAAACAGACATTGCAGCTGAGAATGATACATCTCTCAATGCACAAACTTATGATACAGAATTGAACTACACTGGTGCAGTAACCTTTGGTTCAAATTGGTGCTACTTCGAACAGATTGAAGAAGTGGTGAAAAGAAAACAAGACGATACGGAGTAATATGAAAGCAATAGATATAATCGCAGTTACAGTTGCAGCCTTAATTTTTATGTTAGTTACAGGTATTGCAAAAGCAAATCCAGTTGATAAAATAACGAACTGGTTGTCTAATGAAAAGACAAAGATTGTTGAGTACCAAACTAAGAGTTGGGCAGATAGTAAAGAACAATTAGCAAATACTAAACAATCAATCTTAAATTTATTTAAGAAAGACGAAGAATAATATGGGTGTGTGTGAGGCAGTATTAGTTATTTTATTATCATTTAATGGTGAACTATATTTACAAAAGATAAATGATAAACCTGTCTCATATCCATTTGATTATGATGCCATGGTAGAAGAATGGCGAGAAAAGAATACTACACACTTTTGGGAAATCGGTGGTGACTTCTCAAAACAAGGACACTATTTGAATAATGCGAAAGGTACAATGCAAGGGTCGATATGCGAGTAATTAAAGATTTTTGGATGTCATCTTATTATAGTGATAAGATTGCATTTTATAACGAGTTGATAAGTTTTGTTTTTATTGTTGGTGCAAGTATGACACTGGCGATAACAGCAGTTGATCCTGATATGAGATATATCTATCCAGGATATTTTGTAGGAAGTTTAACAGCAACCTATGCTCACTATAGAAGAAAATTAGCATGGCCAACATTACTAGTTGGTTATTTCTGTTTTGTTAACTTCTATGGTTGGTTAGTTGCAATGAGAATTGTATGATAGAACCAATTAAAGAAAAACTAGACGATAAGATAAAAGCACTGAACTCCAGTAGGGTTTACAAGAAGATTACTCCAAGAGGTGATCTGTCTTGGTATCTGAAATGGATTTCAGTTTTTTTAATTCTAGTTGCAACAGCAGCCAGATCAGTAGGTACAATTCCTCACGTTGATTTGTGGTTTGGATTGTTCGGTACATTAGGTTGGGCAGTTGTTGGGTATCTATGGCATGACAGAGCATTATTGTTTTTAAATGCAGTATTGGTTACATTAATTACTATGGGGTTATTTAATTATTATTTTGCATGATAGATTTTGTTATTAGTATCGGATTAAGTTTGGTACCTATTATTGTTATAGTTATATTATTATGGATGTGGAACAATGAAAGAGTTTGATTACAGTTTAGATTATAAAAATATGATGTTTGATCCAAATGACAAACGTTATAGAATTGGTAGAGGTGAACAAGGCGTATTACTTGTTAGACCATATACAAATGATATATGCAAATACTGGCGATTTAAAACACCAGAAGATGCAATACTATCCTCAACGAGAATATTATTCTTATATGATACGTACAAATCTGAGAAAGACTTTGTTGGTATGGATATGTGTAGAAAATTTTTAGAGATGGGTTTTACCCGAGCGAGAAGATATGCAAATCACAAAGATGGTAAGAAATACAAAGACGGTAAAGTATTACCACAAGAGAAAGATGCATTGACAAGTCCGAAAGCAATTTCAGCTCGTATCTTTAAAATGGCACGAGACAAAGTAACAACAGATGAAACATATAAAACAATGAGACACGAATGGAGGTCTAATGAATAATACGTTGAAGTTGCTACCACCAGACGATAAAATGGTAACAACGAAACTCGAAAACTTTGACGATAAGATGTTAATGTTAAGAGGGTTTAAGAACAGACAAGAACTCACAGAAAAGATGTTCTTGTTAATGAAACAATATGCTGGTCTAGGTTTATCAGCAAATCAAGTTGGGTTACCATACAAGATGTTTGTAATGGGTGGTCATCCACAAATAGAAAATGCTAAATCAATTGCAATGTACAATCCAGAATTAGTGTCAGAGAGTGACGAGAAAGTTACAATGACAGAGGGTTGCTTGACTTTTCCAATGGTTTTTTTAGATGTTGAGAGATCAAAAGAATGTACATTTAAGTATACAGATAGTGAAGGCAAACCACAGACAGCAGACTTAACAGGTATGTTGGCAAGAATTGCTTTACACGAATATGATCATATGAATGGCGTTCTATTCACATCAAAGGTTTCAAAATTCAAACTACAAAGGGCGAAGGAGAAAGCAGAAAAAGAAATCAAAAAAATAATGAGGGCACAAAAAGATGAAAAGAGAGCATAAACCTTTAGAGATGATACATGCTGAATGGCATGATGTCAAATCAGCAGACAAAGAAACAAGAGTTAAATGGTTAATTAAACACCAGAAGATGATGTTACCGTACGATATCAATTGGGAAAAATTAATCGAATGTAATAGAACTGGTAAGTGGCCGCAGTTTGCAAAACCAAAACCAATTAAATTACCTAAGAAACATGAAAAACTTTACGAAGAAATTATGGCAGATGATGTAGGGTTGACAGATGAACACGAGGAGATGACCGATGAAGAAATGGACGCTCTTCTTTAGTATCTTCTTTTTGATAGGTTGTTCAGCCACTAATGACGGTAAGTGGACAAGAACAGCATCTAGTCACTTTGGTGCAACAGTAGGGGCAGTAAGTGCTGGCTCAACTTGTTATCACTTAATATCACAGAATGCTCCACTAGTAGCGGCGTGTGCTGTGATTGGAAGTTTCGCAGGTGCAGAACTATTTTATAAATCAGATAGAAATGTACACACGGCAGTATTTGTAGATCATTTAAATACATCTCCTGTCAAACCTAGTTACACAACTTGGTTCAATCCAAGAACTGGTAACAATGGTGATATTAAAATTAATAGGACGTATGTAATAGATTCAGGTATGAAATGCAGTGATTATATTTCTACTATGAATATTACAACTCAGTGGCCTATTGCAGGTATTAATAGATCAACTGAGTTTGGCACAGCGTGTCAACATCCTGACGGAGTATGGGAGGTTGTAAATGCAACATCGTAGATTCAATCAATTTTTTTGGATGATAGTTATTATCTTTATTGTTTATGTAGGCACTTTATTTTATGGTGTTTTTGCACAAGCAAATGAGACAGTGCCTCATACAAAAAGTAATTGTGTAATCACACAAGAAATCGATCCCGATACCATGATTGTTCTCAGAGAGAAAATGGTATGCAGAGATGGTTATATTGGCCCAAGTTATTGGGAAATATTTGCACAATTTTATTACAATAATGTTGATGTACCTAGTTACTGTAGGTGGATCGATAGAAAAGACCATGCTTATCACACACCTGTGAAAGTATGTTTAACCGAAGAAGGAGAATGGATATATGATTAACTTCGTATTTGGTGCGATAGTTGGTGGGTTTGTAGTTTATGTAAATCCTTCAATAGTCGAAACAATAATGAGTATGATAAAGGGGGTATTATAATATGAAATACTTATTGATAGTGTTTCTTGGTTTAGTAATGACAGCGTGTTCTGGTAATTACAAAGTAAAACAAGAAGCATCTAAAAACAATGATATGCTGAAAGAAGTTCCGAAATGGTTTGTAGTCAAACCAGTGAGTAAGAACTACATGTATGGTTCTGGTGTTGCAACTAGTCCAGACTTAAACTTGGCAATCAAAAAAGCAAATCTTATTGCGAAAGCAGAGATTGCTGATATAATCAATGGTGAAATGAATGAACGTGCTACGTTTTTCTCAACTGAAGTAGGTAGAGATAAAGGTAAGACTACGGTTCAGGAGTTTGATAGAACTATTGTAAACGTTATATCAAAAACAGCAGTGGTTGGTTACGAGATTGCTGAACAAGAAATCTTTACAACAGCCTTTGATGAGTACAGAGTGTATATTCTTATACAATTCTCGTATGATGATCAGAATAAACTGTGGGAAAAGATCATTAATGACAGTGTAAGTCAGATCAATACTACGGCGATCAAAGATGCTAATATCAAGGCTATAGATAAAGAATATATAGATACATACAATAAAATAATTACGAAAGAGTAATGTTATGTCTATAGTTATCTATTCAAAACCAAACTGTACTTATTGTGTACAAGCAAAAGACTTGTTACGTAAGTGCAGTATGGAGTTTGAAGAAAAGATGTTTGGTAAAGATTTCATGTCGCCTGAAGAATTATACGAGGCAGTTGGTAAACAAGTTAGAACCATGCCTCAGATAATGATTGACGGCGAACTAGTTGGTGGGTTTAATCACCTGAAAGAATATCTTTTAGATAAAGGATACATCAACTTCCAAGGTGAGATCATTGAAAAAAACGTATGAGGTCTACAAAAGAAAAGCGATACAACAGGAGTTATCGATAAAGGGTATTTTAAAATACTTTGAATTAAAGGAAAAATATGGGCGAAGTAATCGACTTCAAAACAAAAAAGAAGATAAAACTTAAAAACGAAAAGATGTCTAAGAAGGAACAAGACGAAGGTCTTCGTGCCTATGCTAACAGCATGGTAGATGACTATATGGTTCGTCTTATACACGAATGGCAACACGAGGGTTTAAGTATTGGTTCTACTAAATGGCAAAACAGTAAACGTACATTTAGAGAACTAGGTTTCTTTATTGAGGCTCTAAGAGCGTTAGTATTAAAAGAATTTAATTTAAAACATCCAATGCAAGATGTAGTCAAAGATATGATGAAAATATTGAAGGATCCAAAGACCAATAAATACTTTAGTCAGATACAGTATCCGAAGATAGAAAAGACAGTAGAATTTGAAGGTGATGATTTAAAATGATTTTAATTGATTTAAACCAAGTAATGATTTCAAACATGATGGCACAACTCGGTGGTACGAGTAGAGGTGTCAGTGAGGATTTAGTAAGGCATATGATACTAAATTCTATACGTGGTTACAATGTAAAATTCAAAGAAGAATTTGGTGACATTATTATATGCTGTGATAGTAGACACTATTGGCGTAGAGAAGTATTTCCAAATTACAAATCACAAAGAAAACAAGCAAGAGAAGAATCTTCACATGATTGGGATAAGATATTTACAATCTTTAATCAAGTCAGAGATGAACTAAAAGAACAGATGCCATACAGAGTGGTAGATGTTTATGGTGCAGAGGCAGACGATATTATTGCTGTGCTAGTTAAGAACCATCCAGACGAGAAGATGCTAATTCTAAGTGGTGATAAAGATTTTATTCAGTTGCAAAAATACAGTAATGTAAAACAATATGCACCCATACAAAAGAAATGGATAGAAGGTGTGGATCCTAAACAGTATATCAAAGAGCATATACTCAAAGGTGATCGTGGTGACAGTATTCCAAACTTTTTATCAGCAGATGATACGTTTGTGAATGGCATTAGACAAAAACCAATCAGTAAAAAGAAACTGAGTTATTGGATTGCTAGTGATCCTAAAGGCTTCTGTAATGAATATCAGTACAGAAATTTCCAACGAAATATGCGCCTTGTGGATTTCGACTATATACCTAAAGAGGTAGAAGATAATATTATGACAGAGTTTAAGAGTGTACAGTTTGTAGGAAGACATAACATTCTAAACTATTTTATTAAAAACAAATTAAAAGACTTAATAGGTCAAATACAGGAGTTCTAAAAATGGCATTTGATGAAACAGGAAAGTTCGGGCCAACTTTAACTTTCCACGAAATTTTAGTGAAGGTGAACAACGCTAAAGATAAACCAAAGAAACTAGAAGTGTTAAAACACTACGATACAGCAGAATTAAGAATGGTTCTTAAATCTGGTTTCGATCCAAATATTACATGGGATTTACCAGAAGGTAAACCACCATACAAAGAAAACGAAGCACCAGAAGGTACAGAGCATACGTATCTGAAACGTGAGGCGAGAAGACTATATCACTTTATCAAAGGTGGTAACCCTAACCTATCGCAGAATAAAAGAGAGATGATGTTCTTGCAGATGTTAGAAGGTCTGAACAAAGAAGAAGCAGAGTTAATTCTAGCCGCAAAAGACAAAGAGTTAAACAAGAAATACAAGGGTTTAACGGCAAATTTAGTCAAAGATGCGTTCAACTGGAACGATAGTTTTATGCAAAAGTAAGTAAAATCGGGCGTTTTAGGTGCGACAAAATGGGCCAAAATAACCATTGACAAATACTAATATACCTGTTATTGTATATACATGATTAACAAAAAGGAGTATACATTATGGGAAAAGTAAAACAGTGGGCATATGATTGTGCCGAAGAAGCAGTTGACAATATCTTAGAAAAGATAAAAAAAGGTATCATCAACAAAGACGATGCAGAAAAAGAAATTATGCAAGTGTCTAACCTTGACGTTTTAGGTGTTGATGAATATAATGTCAGTGAGATCATTGACGATTATTTAAATGATAACAAGGTAGGTTATGCATATGCGTAAATCTTTTTTAACTCTGTTTGTAGTATTTGTTTACATTTGGTCATGGTCAATCTTTAACGTTGCCAAAGCAGACGATTACAATACGGCTGTTCTTAGTCATGTAATTAAAGAAAACATTTCAGGTTCAATTGATAATGATGCAGTATTAAAAGCAGAATTAGATAGAGCCGCATATACATTTGCGATTACGGCATTATCTATTTTAGAAAAACAGTTACCACAAATCTTAGAAGGTGTTCAAAGAGACTTAGAGATTATGGTAGAACAAAAATACAAAGAAACATTAACAAATTAATTTGAAGAATAAACTTAGAAAACTTATTAAACCATTTCATCACAGAGACAGACGGTATAGAACAACTTATGCCGATATGTTTCTATGGTTTGATATATTAAACAATATTATATTTGATAACAGACTAGAGGCATTTAATCAATTCTATATTAAGAATATGAGAGATGCTTTAGGTATGTTTGAATTTGATGATACTGGTGGTAAAAAACCAAACACATTATACATGGTGCCAGTCTACAAGAACTTTAAACAATTCGTAGAAGTGTTGGCACACGAGATGGTACATCTATGGCAGTGGCAAACTATCGAAGGATCTACTGTCAATCACAATACAGAATTTCACAGTTGGAAAGAGAAGTTTAAACAAAATGGATTAAACCTGGGGTTAAAAGTCGATGAATAATTATCCTTATCAGAAACTATTATTTTTTATTGTATTAGTAATTACAATTTTATATTGGGGTACAGCAAAGAGTGAAGTGTACGAACCAAAGAACCATGCGTTTGATTGTCTTGCACAAAACATTTATTTTGAGGCGAGATCGGAATCACAGGCAGGTATGATTGCAGTTGCACAAGTAACAATGAATAGAGTTAAACATCCGAGATATCCAAACACCGTTTGTGAAGTAGTAAAACAAGGTCCTACATACACATGGGCAGAGCATTTTCCTGTCAGAAACAAATGTCAATTCAGTTGGTTTTGTGATGGTAAGTCAGATAAGATACGAGAACCAGAGATTTGGAAGAAAGCAAAAATGGTTGCAGGAGTTGTATTGGCGATGCCAGATCAAGTACCGAACGTAGTCGAAGATGCAACACACTATCATGCTTATTACGTTAAACCACATTGGGCAGATCACTTAGAAAAGATTACAAGAATTGATAGTCACATATTTTATAGGGTAAAAAAATGACAAAACCACTACCGTCAGATGACAAAACATACCAAAATAATCAGAAATACTTGAAAAGAAAAGCCTTGACTTTTGTAGGAATTTGTGGTATAATGATACTTATCTTTTATATTGGATTATATATATGAATATATTTTATTTAGACAATGACCCCAAAGTAGCCGCAGAGATGCATTGTGACAAGCATGTCGTCAAAATGCTTGTTGAGTATGCACAAATATTATCTACGGCACACAGAATGGTTGACGGCGAGAAATACATTGGTAAATCTAAATTGGGTAGAAAAGTTACACGATACAGATTGCCAGATAACTTAGAGAACATTGTATACAAGGCCTGTCATTTCAATCATCCGTCTACTGTTTGGGCTCGTACTTCTAGTCAGCATTACCAGTGGTTGTTCAACTTGTGGTGTGAACTTGCCAGAGAGTATCGACATAGATACGGAAACCAAAAAGGCAAAGATCACTCCAGCTGGACATTGCTCAGTGACATTCTAAAACATACACCTAAGAACTTAGAAGACAAAGGTTTCAAAGAACCACCTCAGGCGATGAAGAAGTTTCCTGAGTGTATGGTCGAAGGCGATTCAATCAAGGCATACAAAAACTACTATATAGTAGCGAAGAAGGAATTTGCTAAATGGACAAATCGAAACATTCCAGATTGGTACGCTAATGCCAACGTATAGATTTTACAATACAAAGACAAAAACAGAATACGAAGACTTGATGTCTATTTCTGAGATGGAAGAATTTATCAAACAGAAACATATCAAGTTAATGCCACCAACTAAAGTAAACATTGTTTCAAGCACTGGTGGTATCGATAGTAAAACAGATAGTGGTTGGAAAGATACACTTTCTAAGATATCTGAAAAACATCCTAACTCTCCTCTAGCAGAGAGATATGGACCACGTGAAAGTATTAAGAAAATTAAGACTAAGCAGACAATTGCAAAACACAGAGCGAGAAAGAAATAAATAGTAATGTATCTGTCCGAAGCAGATCAGAGAGCAAAATTAGGGTCAACACTGCCTGAAAGTCAGCTGTTGCTGATCCAGGACTAGATAAAGGCCCGTCTTTTGACGGGCCGCACTTAAAGGATTAATTATGAGAGATATTAAAAAGTTAACTTCTTTCGCTGAACAAACTGCTAAAAAGGTCAAAGAGATGAACTTGTTTAAGAACCTAAAGAAAGATGTAATCGCAGGTGCAAATGGCACATTAGATTATGTTTTTAAGAAAGGTAAGAACACAGGTAAAACTCACAAGACAAAGGATCAGTAAATGGCGAAGAATAAAAAATTAGGAATTACAGACAAAGAGTTAGTCAATATCAAACCTATTACTGAAAATCAGAAAAGGGTTGTTGAGGCTTGGAACTCTGGCAAACATCTATTTCTATATGGTGTTGCCGGCACAGGTAAAACGTTTCTATCATTGCATCTAGCATTGAAAGAAGTTTTAAAAGCAAGCACTGAACAACAAAGGGTTTACATTGTAAGAAGTTTATTGCCAACAAGAGACATTGGTTTCTTACCTGGCGATGAAGAAGACAAATCATTTCTATATCAAATGCCTTATCAAAACATGGTAAGGTTTATGTTTCAAGCACCAACAGATAATGCGTTCGAACGATTGTATGTTGATCTAAGGAATCAAGGCACTATAGAATTTTTATCTACATCATTTTTACGAGGTATAACAATTGATAATGGTATAATTATTGTCGATGAGTGTCAAAATCTTAACTTCCATGAATTAGATACAATCATAACACGTTGCGGTCAGAACAGCAGAATTATATTCTGTGGTGATTTCCAACAGACAGATTTAAATAAGACAGCAGAGAGAAATGGCGTTTACGATTTCCAGAAAATCTTATTTGAAATGGATTCTGTTGAAAACATAGAATTTGATTTAGGCGACATCGTAAGAAGTGGTTTCTTACGAGATTATCTAATACAAAAAATAAAGTTAGGATTGCACTATGACAACCAGTAATGCAGACTTGAAAAAGTCTCATAAGTACTATAAGAAAAAAGTAAACGATATAGAAGAAGAAAGATCGGTAGACCGATCATCGGAAATGTGGAGAATTTCACGTGACCACAAGAAAATGAAATTGAAATATAAAACGGAGTTATTACATGCAAAAGAATTATCAGCCTAGTTTAGAGATGATACTACACCACGAGGGTGGGTACGTAAATCATCCTAGAGATCCAGGCGGTGAAACAAATCTTGGCGTTACTAAAAGAGTGTACGAAGAATTTGGTGGCGAAAAAGATATGAAAGATTTAACAGTTGAAGATGTAGCACCAATCTACAAAAAAGGTTATTGGGACAAATGCAAATGCGATAGTTTACCATCAGGTTTAGACTTGGTAGTATTTGACTTTGCTGTGAACGCAGGTCCTGGTAGAGCAGCACAATTCTTACAAAGAATTATTGGTGTTGAACCAGATGGTGGAATTGGACCAATTACACTTGCGGCTGTTGATAAGTACACGGAAGAATTTGGTGTTGCAGATACACTAGAAAACTACTCAGTAGCAAGAAAAGAGTATTACAAATCTTTATCTACATTTGATGCCTTTGGTAAGGGGTGGATTAAGAGAACTAACGCAACGTACAAAAAAGCATTGGATTTATTTGCCACTGATAGAATCGGTGACGAAGACCAATAAACCACTTGACTTTTAGTCAGAAACCTGTTATAATAAGGATATATTATGTTTGAACACTTAGATAATAAAATTGAGTTTCCAGAACTCAAAGCGAAAAATATTAATGGAAAGAGGTTTTATGAACATTTGGAAACAAATAAATCATATCCTTCAATTACAACTGTACTTTCTATCAGAGACAAGAAAGGTCTACATGAATGGCGTAAGAAGGTTGGTGAAGAAGTCGCTAACTATATTGCTAGAACTTCCGCAAACCGTGGAACTGCTGTTCATAATATGGTTGAGGATTATCTCAACAACGTAAGTAAAGAGACGCTAGACGAGAAACATAAAAAGAATTTGTTGGCGTGGAGTATGTTTAATGAATTTAAACCTGTTCTAAACAACATCAACAATATTCACGTGCAAGAAGCACAAATGTTTTCAGAGAAGTATACTGTTGCAGGTCGTGTAGATTGCATCGGTGAATATGAGGGCAAATTGTCAGTGATTGACTTTAAGACCTCAACTAGTGAAAAGAAAGAAGAATGGATTAGTAATTACTTTATACAAGGTGCGGCTTATGCTGAGATGTATGAAGAACAAACTGGTACACCCATCGATCAGGTTGTAATACTAGTCGTAACAAGTGATGGTACAACGCAAGTATTTAAAAAAGATAAAAAAGAATACTTGCCACAGTTAAAGGAAGCAGTGGAAAACTTCTACAAGCATATTGAGAATGAAACAAATAGTTGATATCATTAAGGGCACCGTTCTTATTGCTATCGCATTAACTATATTGTCACTTGCATTAAACAAAGCACAAGCATCGGAGATGAAATCCGAACTGTTTAATAAAACCTTTGACACAACGAAAGAGGTAACTCTATTTTGTGGTGACTATCAAAAAGTTGCATACTATATGGGTTACACTTTTCAATTAATACCTATGTCATTTGGAGTATCTTATGACATATTTGAAGATAAGGCATACAACACGATCTTTGGCGCTAGTCCAGATGTAAGAACGTTGGGTATGTTTATCATAGATGACGAGACTGGTAAATTATGTGTGAGTAATATCAGCATTAACAATCAGAAACTATCATCTATGGGAGAGAATACGGCGATCATATCTCTACCAATACACATAATGGAGTAATATAATGCACAAGTATACAAATCGATTTTATCAATTACTTGATGAAATGAAATCTTTACATGACAAAAAAAGACACGATTATGCTCAAGAGCAAGACCCATTTGCTAACTTTAGATTATCAGAGTTGGGTGGCATTGATGCATGGAAAGGTATTGCCGTAAGACTTGGCGATAAGTATAGTCGTTTAATGTCATTTATTGACAAAGGCGAACTTAAATTCAAAGAAGAAAATATCAAAGACACATTCCTAGATACAGCAATCTATTCATTGATTGGTCTAATTCTGTATGAAGAATCCAGAGAGAAATCAAAGACAGGTGAACAACCAGTTATTGAAGAGCAGTGTTTGTTATTTCCAGACCAGGAAAGAGCAGAGTATAATACAATGGTAGGTGTAGATACAGAATTGGCACAACCAGTGAGTAACTTCAATAAAAGAATGTATAAACATCACAAAGACCATGGGACAGATATGAGTTTTGAGAATGAAAAAGAACCTAAGACTAGACTAGAACAAATGGCTAATCTTAAATATGATCCAGTGGCACCAGAATGACACCA